CGGCACGTATGCCGTCGATCACAGTTGCAGTTCGGACATCCGCTTCAAATTCGCATCGAATTCGACGCTCCAAGAGCGTTTGAACAAAGTGCGGATGGCAAAGCATGCCCTGACTGCGCTGGAAACGTACCTTGCGGGCCCGATGCCCTGGTTGTAAACCAGGATGGGCTCTTCTCGTAGGTACACGCCACCCGCTCACGCGGGTTTCAGCCGTCTGGAAAACGACGGTGGGACGGATGTGGTGCGAATAAGCCACATCGTAAATGGAGTATTGAAATGCTTCAGAGACCTCCTAGCCCTGATCGGGCTGGTTTTGACTGTGCTGCTTTTGACATCGGAGCTTACCTTAAACGCGTCTTTTGGAGCGTCGGGTTCGATCCCCTCGAGCCATCCAAAGTTGGAGAACCAGGGAAATACCACGGCACCACAAGGTGTGGTGGTGATACCTATGCGTTCGCCGTAAATTACTTTGGCGAGGAAGTCATGACTAAGTTCGACGACGAGAGATCCGAGTCGGACGAGGCCAAGACTGGTGCCGCCGCATCAAGGTTTGATGAGGCAGAGCAGTTGTGTGCCGCAACCAATAGGCGTTTCCACAAATACCTTCTAGGCCACCGTCCTGCAAATGAGCAGGTCACACGCGTACTGTTACGCGCACGTGAGAAGATCGGGAACCTGTTGGAGCAAGTGGATTGGGAGCGGGTCAGAAAGGGGTGCACGTTCACGCAAGGCAGCAGTGTTTCGCTGAGGCGGGGCCGGAGTTCACCGATACACAAATACTCGGCGAAAGTCGAGAGTACAGACTCCGCTTTGAGTACCGTGTCTCAGATACTCTCTGAGATCCCTGCGTTAATGGGAGGCATTGCCGACGGCTCTGGGGTAACTATCGTCCCAGGGAACAAACTCACCTGTGTTCCGAAGAACTACAAGACTCACCGGATGATCGCGGGGGAACCGTCTGGGCAGATGTACGTCCAGAAAGGTCTCCACGCTGAGTTCCGCCGGTTACTCCGGCAGGTGGGTGTCAACCTCGATGACCAAACCCCGAATCAAGATTGGGCCCTCCTTGGGTCCAAATCCGGGCTAGTAGCTACAGTTGACATGTCGATGGCATCTGACACGGTCGCGTATAACGTGGTCGAGTGGATGTTGTCCCTTGTGCCCCAGGTCTTTGATTACCTTGACCGGTGTCGAAGCACTCAGGGGAAGTTCGCTGATCGTGAGGTAACTTACGAGAAGTTTAGCTCGATGGGGAACGCAAACACGTTTGAGCTGGAGACCCTGATCTTTTGGGCTCTAGCTTGTGCGACATGCGATATCTCCAAGGCTGATTCACGTTTTGTTGGTGTCTATGGCGATGACGTCGTGATACCGAACCGCTGCGCGGGTCTTTTTATGGACGTGCTAGAAGAGTGTGGTTTTAAACCTAACAGAGATAAGACATTCTGGGAGGACCAGCCGCACGCTTTACAAAAACGGTTCCGCGAAAGTTGTGGAAAACACTTCTACCGCGGAGAAGACGTTACACCTGTATACATCCGTTCACAGCCAAAGACGCTGTTAGACTATTTCCTCCTTGTGAATAACTTGGTGAGATGGTTGCGGCGGCTTGAAGCTATATCCGACGCCCCATGTCTTAGAAAAGCATGGGGAGTTGTGGATGAACTGCGAGCACAAGCTCCGCAGGAATGGGTGAAACCTCGGATCCCCGATGGCTTTGGGGATGGCGCCTTTATTGGCACATTCGACGAGTGTACTCCCGACACTTACAAGAGTCGCAAGACTCGGTGGGTGGAAGGGTACCGGGTCGAAGTTCTTACCGAGCGCAGTGATAAAGCGGTTGGTCGTTCTGCGTGTGGTTTTCCTCTTATTTGGCGAAAGTTGAGCAAAAGGAAGGGCAGCAAACCAGTGATGGTTATGAAGCCCATTGAGAATGGAAAACTCAAGAAGCACGTGGCAACGGTTACGGCTGTCGGCTTCGCTCTGGCCTCTCTTGAGAGGTTGGAAAAACGAAGTTTACTTCCGTACGAGTTCAAGCGAGTCCACCAACCTGTCTACGGCCCCCGACGAGGGGACCTCACCAACCCACGATACATCAAGTGGCTAGGGTTACGAGAGCTCGCGCTCTCGTTCGCAGGTGCGGAACTTGCTACCGAGGGAATGTCGATTGATTTGCC